ACAAGAAAATGTTAGATTAGCTTCACAATTAGAGGGGCAAAAAGGTATAACTAACGCAGATCAACTTCTATCGCCTATTGTAGAATTTGTAGCTCAAAAAAGTCCAGATCTTGCTAATACTCTTGCAGGAATAGTTAATAGAGAAGTAAAAGATTTTGAAATATTTAAAGATTTAGAAGCTAATGTGTTTGATCTTTTATTAGACGATCTTAAAAATTTATATCCTGTATCTGATAACGATATGAGAGTTATTAAAGCATCTAAACCTTTAGGGGCTTTTGGATTTGGTTTACGTTCATCTCAATTATTAGCTTTTAAAGAATATGATATTTTAAAAAATCAAGCTGAAAGAGAATTCATAATAAAGAATGGTCAATTAAATCAACAAC